CCCACTCATCTAAAATATCTGTCAACTTTGACAAGAACTGTTTGAAAGTTAGTAGCGTGCCAGATCTATGATCACGGCGTGCTTTTGCTACACCACCCTCAAACGATTCTTTCTTTACTTTCTTCTCTGGAAGTCCTTTATGTTTGGTTGATGCAAAGTCTTTTACATCACCTTTCTTCATGCTGGCAGCAACTTTGGCAACCTCAGGCGACGACGCTCCCTCACCCTTCTGAGCAGCTCGGACCATACCCATGAATTTCTGTTGCTTTTTGGAGACTGCTTTCTCCTTAAGAATATCTGGATGTGGTGCATACAAAGGACCCTGGTAGTTACCAGCGAATACAGATTCATTGGTTGCCTTGGTGGTCATACCTTTTTGACCATCGGGAATGTTAGGCATCACCTCAACATTCCCTTTCTTCTTAGATTTGACCTTCCTTTCTTTATCTTTGCAACCACACTCTTCGCGGAATTGCTTAAAAGGTTTCATTTCTTTTTCTTCATTGCAAGAATCTTACCAACCTTCTTGCGACGAGCAATTAGGTACTTATCGGACTCATCATGATCGCCATCATTATCAATGTCCTTATCTTCTTTACCAACTGGATCAAGTTTCTTTTTCTCAGTTAGTTCAACTTCTTCTTTCTTAGCAGTGCGTGCTGCTTTCTTGAAAGCATCTTTTGCAGGATAGTCTTCACTGCCTGGTTTTGCAGGTGCTTCGCCACGCTTTCTCTTTGCATGGATATTTGCATAGAGACCGCGCTTTGCTTCCTCTAGTTCTTCACCCTCGTGGGTTACTTCATCGCCTGCTTTGACACAGTTAGGAACTACTTTACCACCCTTCTTCTTGGTTCCCTTTGCTTTGTATCCTTTCCAGCAAGTAGATGCACCAACGTTCTTACGTGCAGTTTCCATGCTACCTTCCATCTGGATCAATTCAAGAACATGAATCTCTCCATCAATCTCAAACTCTTCACGCTTGAGGATGTTTGGACACTCGTCAGTGGGGTGAGCACCACCACACTTTTCGCAAACCTCAACCTCTTCCTTAGTAGCAAGCTGTGCCTTAGCAGATGGTTTCTTTGCTTCCTTCTTTTTGATAGACGTTTGCTCAATCTCTGCACCATTGGACTGAGGAGTCATACCATCAAAAGGTGCTTCCGAAAGATGAAGATCAGGCATCTGAGTATTCTGGAAGGTGTCACCACCCATCCATCTACCATATGCTTCCATCAAACCAGACGAAAACTCGTCCTCATGTTGTACTTTATTAATTGGATCTGGTTTCTTCATCGTTCAAAAGGGAGGTTCTTCTCGTATTATTTATAGATCTAATATTCTTTATCCACTCACGCAACATATTTCCATCGTCGGTAATTACAATGGCATAATTACCACCCACTCTGTGGATGTGTCCTTTGTCTCCTGTGCGAGCAGACATAACAGCATCACCTTCTTTGAATACTTCAGTATGACGTTGCTGTTGCCGTAAAGCTTCTTCTCGTAGTTTTTTAAAATCCTTCATTTAAAATTCTTAGGGAGGTTTGCCACAATCTCATTCATTAGAGAGCGACAATCACGATCATTTAATGCTCTAGGAATACCCTTTCGGAATGTTTCAAAGTCACCAGCAAATGCTGCGCGTCTCATTTTTGTTCCTGAAATAGCGAAGGTATCACCATCAGCGTCTCTGCTTCCAGAAGATTTAATTTCAATCTTGCGGAAGGAGAAATCTTTGCCGTTGTATTTATGGAGGAATTGCATGGCAGAAACCCTGTCAGAACCTACCAAAAATACAACCTCATTATAACCTGCAAGCATAAGATCTTGCAAGATGGCAACGGGTTGTTTTGGTCCAGAATATATCTTTCCTTTATGCTCTGGAAACATCTTTTCCATGTAGAAAAGTTTCCTGTCAGGTGGCAATGGATTACTACCTTTCTTATCTACAGTCTGTGAAATGTATATACGATAGTCATGAGAACCTGCTGCACTTTTTACACCAGCAAAGTTCTCTTTATGTCCTGTAGTTGGTGGTTGAAATCTACCGAAAGTAAAATAACAGGTATTACAGTTTAACGCCATTGCTTCTGAAGAGTGAAGTTGTTGTATGCAAACTCCAAACGGTTGACAAACTTAATCATACTACCGTCCTTATGAAGAACATATCCCTCAGGAGTTGTGACCTTATATCCTTTCTCTGTCTGGACGAAAGTCCTGAATTCTTCTAGGTGGTCCAGTTTATCTATAACCATTTGCTTGACTGCCTGTAGTTCCTTGTACAGTGCAAGCATTGCTTTGAACTTGTAGACATTATTTACAACATAATTTTGACTACCATACACAAGATTTCTCTTCTTAGTCAGGTTCGCGACAGTCTTAATCTTTGAAAGTTCTTTGTTTGTTTTCTCTTCGTAAAAATTCAGCAAGTCATACATTGCTTCATCTACATTGGCAATGCTACGAGCATTTCTGATCTGATCATTGAAAAATGGTTTTAAAAAAGATGAGATATGAAACTTAGCATCACCAGTCTTTCCTTGAGCACCAACTAGTTCGTCAAGAAAATCTCCACATATCCCACACATACGTTCAATTTTAGAAACATATCTATCAAACTTACTCATCTCAGTACGAGAGAATCCAACACGATCCATTGGAGTATCATTCTGAACTACCAAAGCATTATTAGATCCTTGTACTTTAGCACCAGCACGAGCCTGCATTGTAGCAAGTTCATCACCAGTGTAGTGAGTATGAAATACTACTCCGATCTTTGCTCTGCCAGCTTTTTTACCAATATCGTGACTAACAGGGATGCCATAAGTAATTGTGTTGGGTCTAAATGTGTAGAGTTCTTCTCCATTAACCTTTTCCTTTCTAAGATCAGTTGTAAACAATAAGTCTCCTTGCACCACTCCATCAATCTTCAACTCACTAAAATACTTGAGAGAATATTTTAATTTTTCTGCTAAGTCTCCCTCATACCAAGCATCTATAGTTTCATCACTATAACAAACTTTAGGTTCTGTCTTGTTAAAAACAGATTTAGTTCCAACAAAAAACAAACCAGTCTCTGGATGTGTACCACAAATGATAGATGGAGCTCCATCCCACTTGGTTTGCATAAAACCACTATTCTCCTGTTGACCAAGCATTTTGCGTAGTTCTTTCAAGAACGATACCGCCGCTTTACAACCCTCAACTCCATAGTTGAGCATTTCGTCTTCCAAGTGTTCCAGGTGCTTGAGCTGAGTTATGTTTGCCATCAGATTTCCAGTGCCCTACTTCTGTTCTGAACCAGAGCGATGGGGTAAATTCCTGCTCTGGCACCATTATAGCGTGTTCCGTCTGGCATGTTCCATCCACGACCAGCTCTGTAAGTGGCAGCGAATGCTGCTCTATATCTACTTGTCTTAAAGAATGTAAGATCACCATTCCAAGAAACGTGAGATGAGAAATCAAGTGAAAAACATGCTTCTTCGTTTTTCATAGGTTTGAATATAGGATTGCCCTGACCGATACACTGAACATTATCGTTACTAAAGGCACCACCATATTCAGGACCATATACAGATTGATTGATTAGAAGATCACTCTCTACAAATCTATATACTGGTCTAGTCAATCTATCGTTTTCAATATAGTTGCCAGCAGCTGCTAAGAATGACTGGACTTCATCATTCATGTAGATCAGATTTGGATTTCTAGGAGTTCCTGCTACCTGTGTGACACCACCATATTGTTGGTATGCTTCTGGACCACCTACTTTCTTGTGAGAGATAAAGATTTTAGGAACTCCATTAGATGTCAAAGCAAAGTCTGCTTTGTAATCTCTAGGTCTACCAGTAACTTTTGCTTTTGTGGATACGTTTGCCAATCCATTAATGTTTTCCCAATTGCCAACAGGAGTACATACTTTGAATGCTCCAACCTGTGATACTATTTCGTCAATCAGTTTTTCCAAATCTCTGATTGCTGCTTCTTCAGCATCCATAACATTGGTGGTTGGTTTTCTAATTTCTTTGAGAGCAATATATCCTCTCTTTGTTCCTACCTTGACATGTGCTACACGAAGTTTTCCAATCAAACTTTCTTGGTTGGAAAGCAATGTCAG